TGTGTAATCTACAATCAATACACCATCCGCGAATATCTTTTTAATGCCTGCTATTGGTCCTTCACATATTGCGACGGCGAAAGTTGCTGAATACGTAAAGCTTCGTGTTGTGCTACTGTCACCACCGAAACCTAAGAAACCCCCTGTTTTTGTTTTTGTAGTGTGAAACGTTTCTTTGATCTTATCGTCTTTTAACCAAATGACATTACCAGATAATCGGTTGTCGCCATAATTCCTTTGTATGTCGATATTGTAATCAGCGTCCTGTTTATCAAGGTCATCAAGTCTAGGGCCCTCAACATCGTCAAGCTCAGTGCCGGTCATGCTTGACCCGATACTGTAACCGACTACGGCACCTTTGAAAGCTCCTACCGGGTTACCGCCACTCGCAAAAAACCCAATGGTTCCACCGACTACAGCACCGACAACATCACTTAAGAAACCCATTACTCTTGGCCCCCTATTTTACCCACAATTCTTGAACCTGGAATGTGTGGAAAACCTTGGAAGTTAAGTTGATTATCAAACTTGGTATCACAGTCAGTTGTAAACCGTTTTCGACATCCTTGTATAACTGTCACCGCGTCACCGATTGTTGGCAGATTTTTAAGCGGTTGGGATAGTACAACCACTGCCGCAGTTTGTGATTTGATTGTAGTCTTAACACCTTTGAGTGCGTTGTCAGTAAATTCAAGTTTACCGTTAGACCATGTGTCGTTTGCATCAAAAACCAGACCGGCTATTGTGAGAGTGCGTGAATCGGTGACGGCGGTTATTGTGAGGTCAGTTTGTGGCATCCTAACTGCGGTCCATGTTACCGCACCGTCCGTTACAGTATTACCCACAACGGTAGGCCAAGTGGGTTCACTAGCACCCACAAGACCGCCCACGCTAGCATAGTAGATATAACCATTAGGCGTGGTGGGTGCAATCCAGGTGCCGGACGCGGCATCACCTGTAACCCTAGTGCCAGCATATATGTCCTTATCCCACACCCAAGGTGTTAGATTAATCCCACAGCGAAATGATCCTAACACCGCATCACAAGATGATTGATACTTGCGACCGAAACTATACGATAAAGCATCAAGCTTGCTCATAAACTGTGCAACGTATAAACCATCGAGTAATTTAATATTTCCCCAAAAACCAGAGATCATTTTCTCGTCATCCTCATAGGGGTCAGTGTAGTCAGTTGTGAAAACGAAAACTTTAGCATTTTCATATAAACCGTTCTCAATGTCCGTGCGTGCAACTGTTCCGGTGTTGTCTGCCGTTGTGTCATGGTAAAGTCTTAAACCCACCCATCTCACTTTACCGAGCCCAACGTCACCACTGGCCCCCCAGTTGAACCTCATATATTGCACTCGATATGTTGCAGGGAAAGTAAAGGTGACAGTTTGCATACTGCCTGAAAAACTTAACTGAGATTGTGTTTCTATTGGTATGATTTCACTAAATCGTTGACCGTCGTCACTGTGCGAAATACCTATTGACGGAGCACCAGTACCATTTGAACTATGAATAACATTGAATACAAGTTTATTCACAAGTGCAGGTTGATTGAATTTAACTTGCACCCATGCGGGTATGGTGTTGGTGGGTTGTGACTCTGGCCACCATTGCGCACCAACACCTGTACCGGAATTGGTAATTAATGCATGATACACTTCACTGCTTCCAGCGTCGGTACTTGATGCAGTTGCGGACTCGGGTACATGTTCAATGCTTCGCGCAACGTTACCACTAGATGTTACAGCGTCCAGGATTCCTTCTATGTCCACAATACCAGCTTGTAAACTATCTTGATGAGCAACTGCGGACGGGTTATAGCCACTTGCTGAGTAATAGGTAACGGATGTGATCGCTTCAGTTGTGCCGTCACTCAGGACACGATTAGTCATTACAACGTTTTGATCACTTGTGCAAAACCTAACTATCCCACCGTCTTGTCTTTCAACACGTACAAACCATGCGTCCGTCGTGGTACGTGTGTTTTTATAAGTGGTGCGTGCACTTCGCAACGTTGCCATTAGATCCTAATCTCCACTAGTGGAATATCGCCAAATGAAACTAGGTCCGTATCTGCTCCCGCCGTTGCGTTCACTAAGAAAGCCAAATCACTAAGGTCATCAGTATCAAATCGACAAGGGATGTCGAACTCATAACCCGCTTTTATGACATGAGTGTTTGGGGGTGTAGTGATGAATGTGATAATACCCGTTGTAATGTCTATCGTATAATCCACACCTTCAGTTTGCAATACACTATTCACTTCAATTATCTGGGTACCACTCACAATCTTTTTGATATTCCTGACTTGGGTGTTCGCGCCTTGAGTGTAGGTCTTAATCATTTGAAAAACTGTTTCGCTGTTATCACCCGTGCCGATTGTTTGATCAGTTCGGGCCAGTGCATCGACTCCATTGGTGGCGCTTGTATAATCCCAGATATCCTTAACCCTAAACCCATTTAACTTACCCTGTGATGTTAGGAAAAATTCGTATATCTCTAGGGCTTGGGTTCGGGTCTTAATATTATACTTTGCATTGTATCGGTAAAGTGGCCTTGACCAATTAGCATTACGGTATTCCACACCGTTACCTGTGGTGACGATATCCGTAGAATTTATGGGCCCACCCAATGAACCATAATTAAGATCAACCGGGAATCTTGGAGTTTCGAGGAAAGCCATCTTACGACCTCATTGCTGAATTCAATTGTGATGTAATTCTACCACGAGCGGACCTAAATGTTTCCGGGTCTTTCGTAGTGATCACAAAATTATTGTTAATAGTTTGCCCACCACCTGTACCCACGCCATTGGGCAAAACTGTACCGGCTTGATCTGGTATAAATAATTCTGGGCCCTTTTCACCCACCAACGACACCTTATTCATGGGTGGCCTACCGCCCTCAGCAAAACCTAACACGGCAGCAGCACCTTTAAGAAAGTTACCACCCGTTGAACCACCTTGAGTCGCACCACCTAAACCTAGTGCGTTACCTAGATCGGCGGCTAGGGCATCGGCCACCATACGGATTAGTAAAGACTTAAACGAATCACCGATACTATCAAAATTTCCACTCAAGATGCCTTGTAATTCACTACCCAGTGTTGAACGGATTGACGCACCAAAGGCATCAGTCTTGACCTTGAGGTTTTCTAAACCACTGGAAAAACCGAACAAGTCTTCATCACCGAAAAGTATCTCAAGTTCTTCTGCAATGTTTGCCGTTTGTCTAAGCTTCACATTCAGTATTTCAAGATCACTAAAGAACTTATTTATACCTGCACTAGGTGGACCCTCAGCTGCCAAGTCGTTCATACTTTTAATTGAATCCTTAACACTCTTTACCGCTTCATTAAACGTTTTGTCATCAATAGTGGGTAGGTTGACTTTCAAATTACTTATAAAGTCTAAGGCGGCTTGCATATCCTTACCCACTATTTTCATGAATGAGCCTATTTTAAGTAAGCCCTTCAAGGGTAATAACAAGCTTTGTGTGATGAGTGTTCCGAACCAATTGATATTATCCCCTATAACCTTTAACCCACCGATCATAGCAAGTTTGAGACCTTCGAAAGCCACTGTACCAGCTTTGAAAGCAACTCTTAGATTGAAAACCGAATCAGCCACGAAACCGAAAACGGCGGCGACTTTCTTCATTGCAGGTACTAACGATATTTCTACACCTTTACCTAAGTTCAGGAATGATACTAATTTCTCAGATACAATTTCAATCACAGGTCCGAGTGTGGCGAATGCTTTAGTCACGCCTAAGCTCATTGTGGCTTTTAGTTTTTTAAGTGAACTATTAGCACGGACGGCGGCTTTAATTGTACCTGCATCAAGTATTACCCCCGCCTTTCTAGCAGAATCAGCAAACTTGGCAAACCCATCGGCACCTAGTAACAAGGCGGGTGCTAATTTACGTCCAAGGTCATCACCCAGGATTCTGACAATAGCGGCTTGCCTTGCCACCGGGTCTTCAGTCTTAGCAACTGCATTTGCAAATGTTTCGAATAGTTCAGCCGGTCGCTTGCCTTTAAGGTCATCGACTTCAATGCCGATTAAACGGAAGTCATCTACAAAGGACTGCATACCTTCAAGTGCGTCTTTTCCCCTATCAGCCAAGGTGTTCAACACGTCACCCACGTCGTCAGCTTCGAGACCAAGCTGTTTAAATCCCACAGTTAAAGTCTGTATTTCGTCAACGGTAGACTTGGTGGTTCGGGCAAGACCATCAATCATTGTGGCAGCTTGAAGGGAGCTTTTAGTCATCAAGGCAAAACCGGCAACAGAAAGAGCGCTCATAATGTTGAACTTATCACCTAGATTACTGACCGACTTACTGACCTTATTAAAATTACGTCTCATGGTTTTTGTGTCTTTTTTCATCTTACCTTTTGTTTTAGTTAGGTTGCGTGCGGACTCATTCAGCTTTGTTTTAAACTGAGCGATATTTAAACCAAGTCTACCCTCTAAACTAAATGCTAGTGCCATTACTTTTTACCTTTGTCCAGTTTCTTCATTTCTCTCAGTATACCTCTATTCAGTATCTTTATCATTTTGATAGCGACCCCACCTTGTACATTGTCAACGGCGGGTCTTAAAAATGGCCGTGGTTGCATTTTAACAGTACCGAATTCCAACAAGTGAGCGTGTGGTGCATCACGGGCAAGTGTCCCTATTCTGAACACGTCGTTAGTATTACGTATACGGCGGACTATTATAGCATCTATTAGGTGAGTACCGGATTTTCGGGTGAGGTCGTATGGTGCCAGCTGAATAGATTCTTGAAGAATTAACTTGGCACCTGCACGGACGGCGTTACGGACTACCTTTTTTTGTGTTTCCTGAGGTAATTTTTTCAGGATTTTCTGAAGTGGGTCAGTAGATAGTTTAAAGTCAAATTCCACCCGTAAACCGCCCTTTGTTTTGTGCTAGGTCTGATTGAACCTTAGCAATACGTTTCGCTTGCTCGGCTTCCTTATGCTCAATGTTGCGCAATGCATACCAAATTTGTAACTCTCGATCTGTGGTTTTGTCCCTAAGTTCGGTCAATGTCTTACCAAGTTCGCGACATAGGGACAATTGAAACCTTAACCACAAATCACTTTCTACTTTTTTTCCAGATCAGTAATATCCACGTCACTAAAACCTGAAAGGTCTTTACATGCGGTAAACACCCGATCCAAGTCGGAAGGTGATTGTTTACCCAATTCGACAACGTCGTCAACCGTAAACACCAACTCACCATTAGCATCAACCGCATGGTGAACAATAAAATAGGCTCTTATGTTGGGGGTGATACCTGGTTCAACTTCCTTGATTGACTGGTAACGTTGTTCGAATAAATCCCTTTCTGATGTGGTCAATGCTTTAACACGGATATCACCACCCAGTCCAGGACAATGAATGTCTTCGTACAGCGTTGGGCGGTGTTTTAAAATTTCTTTTTTAGTTAATAACATATTATGATTCTGCCCTTGTTAGAGTACCAGCCGGTGCAATAGTAACGGGTGAGACCGCTAAATCACCCACACTGTTACCAAGTGGTGAGTATGAGCCAATGATACCAGTACCAGTATAGCTCGGGTTGGTAGCCGAAACAGTTGTGTTCACGGGTATTAATATCACAGTAACAGCCGATCCTACAATACTGAACAGTGTAGCATCAACTTTGCTGGCTGCGAAATTCTGAACGAATTGCACATCCATTGACCAATTTTTAAGGCCGCCAATGTTTGATCGGGTGGTATCACCCATGACAGTATCGTCCTGTAATTCAGCTTCATAATTTAGAGTCACACTCTGAACATGATCTGAAAGATCAACACCATTTACAGTTAGACTCGCGTTCGTAAAAACAAAAACAGCCATATTAAACCCCTTCTAAAATACCTAGCATGATCATGAATGTAAAACTTGGTGAACCTGTGCCACCAATGGTGAAAGTTGCCCTGAACCAATCGTCGGTTAATGGTCCCGCCAATGACATAAATTGACTTGTTACTGAGGTGGTGGCTTGAGTAAAAGTGAACTGTAACGCGCCACTCGTGATACCTGAATTATCATCTGAATTGATTGTTACGTCCAAGGTCTGATCACCCGTGCCACTGCTAGCGACAACGTGAAGAACTGCATATATTGTTTGTGTAGCACTTGCAGCCCCCACTTGAATAGCCGTGCCGTTACCCGTTGCGGTTTCGGTGCTATCGTTCAATACTTGACCCTTAACCAGTGCGGACCGCGCACCGGCACCTAATGAATATTTCATTATTTCGCCGATTGATTCACCCGCGGTATACTGACCGGCAAGTGCTTTAAAAAAATAACCAATGTCGCCATCGGTATTACCCTCAGCCAATATACTTATTGGGGTATCTGCTACGCCTATATTTGTGAAAACAGGTGAGTCAACGGCTGCGGCATCATAAAAACCCTCCGCTTGCAATTGTACAGTTTTCAAACCACCTTTATTAATTCGAGTATCCGCACCGTAAACCGTGGCGTCCTTAAGTTCGGCAGCATACTCCAAAGCTATGGCGTTGGTTACACCAGTTAAGTTGTAACCACCAAGAAAGAGCTTTTGATTTGTTAGTGTAAATGCTGCCATAATTTAAACCTATTTCTTCGATTTCGCAATAGAAAAAGTCACCGAAACACTGGCGGGTGACGAACGTTTTGCCAAAAATCCAATATCGGTTAACTCAGGAAATAAACCGTCAATACCTGAATCTAAAGGTACGGGGGAATCAACACCCACCCAATCCTCAACGAACCTCACAGCTTGATAGGGTGCTGCAGCGTCAAGTATTGATTCACGTTTAAAGAAAACCAAATCAACCGCACCATTGGTGTCTGGTGTAATTACACCATCGTCAACCGTTGCAACATAACCCAATGGTACAGTAAAACATCCTATTTGTGTTTGACCCCTTGCTATAGTCGTGGCATCAATTGTACCCCAAACGGTCCCGCCTGTGTCCTCAATGACAATTGCAGCCGCGTGCGACAATGTAGCAAGGTTCGAATATGTACCGCTTTTGCTGACAAATGCACGGTAAAATCTGAGGAAAGAATTCGCACTTGCCGCACTTGCCGACGTTCCCGCCGTTGCCAATGGTACAACCTGTTCATTACCGTCCGTGTCAAGACCCACTAAGGTTACTTCCTGGGCACCCGAACCTGCAACATCGTCATTGGCATTACCAGCTTTAATCCGTAATGGTAAAGCACCTGATACTTGCGGAGTTCTGTAAATGCCGCCGAAACTAACAGGCAAATAACTTGTAGTTAAAGCACTATTAATACCGAATTTTTGGTCGAGACTAATGGGTGGGTGTAACCCCTTTTTCATTTGATGAGCTTGAAAAATGTCACCCATAACAGTTACTCTTCAACGATGAATTCAACATCAAGACGCGTCCTATACAGCTTAACGGCGTCCTCATAATAATCCGATTCTGTTTGCATAAAAGAATCTTGTAAACCTGAAGCGCTCCACCGAACCACAGCCAGTTTCAATTGAACGACAACGGCGTCCATGGTTGCGTAAGTGGAACCAAAAACATCAAACTGATATCTATAACGCGTTATTCCCACGTCAGAACCCATTGCACTCGGGGTAATACTGCTCACACGATTATAACGTAAAGCCGGCATTGTGTCTTGTTGTCTCATGACAACTGGATAAATTCGAGTACTGACCAGTGCAGTTAACCCGGCAAAATTCGCTAATCTTGTGTATAATGTTGCACCAAAAGCCATTTAAACAATTGCCTCACTCTCTAAAATTAATTCTTGGTTCCTTCCAATTTCGTAAACGCCTTTGATACCGTATGTCACCGAGTCATAACTAATCCGCATTAATGGTGCGAGTGCGGCTGTAATATCACTACGCCACCTTATACGCCAAACCAGGCCTTTAAAACCCGCAAATTGTTGACCTGTAAACCGTTCCGCTACCCTAGGATTCATTTTTTCCGCGTAAACTTGATCAAGCTCACTCCATGATTCGATAGGTTCACCGTAACTATCCTGGGAAGGCGAGTTACTTTGGATGGTGATGAGTCGATCCATCTTACCCGTTAACATGACATTATTGGCCCACGGTAGTATGTTCTATAATGTCCTAACAATGCTTTCACACTGTAGGGTGGTTCACTCAATGTTGTGGGACAAACGGATTCGCGCACTTCATACCATTGAGTCAATAATAATTTCATAGCGTGGATAATATCAGGTGGAACACTCGCACCCGTTGCACCATAACCCGCAACGTATGTCACAATCACAGCGTTTTCGATTGACCGCACCGTTGGGTATGTCTCGTTGTATGCAGTGTGTAGTCGTCCGGGGTGCCTTATTGCATCAAGGGCATACTTGCTAGATGTCCAAGTTTGTGTAGTTCCATCTTCATCCACGTACGTTACACTCGATATTGTTTGAGAAGGTGGTCGAGGTAGCATTATGGGTTCGTCACAAATTGGAAAACGATCAAGATATAACTTGAGAGTTTGGTCAATCAATGCGATTCCACAATGCTGTTCCACCCAATGACGCGCACTAGCTATCAACGTGTCAATATATGTGTCATCGGTGGAAACTGTTACTCGCAAATGAGTTTTAGCTTCCGCCGTTGAAATTGGTTCGGCGGTAGGTGCTGTGGAAACATCTAATCCCCATTTCATATTTTGAGCTTACCTTTACGCTTGCGAGTTAATTCCGGTTTAACTTCGACTTCTGGCACAACTTCAGGTTCAGGTTCAGGTTCAGGATCCACAACTTTATGTATGGGTTCGGCCACTCCTGCCTTAATCCAAGCTTGACCGATTTTGTCATCAATCAGGATAGAATCACCTTTGTCAAGAGTGTGTTCACCACCGCGAATAGTTTTTAAAATTTTAACTTGCATAGATCACCGTTACACTTGTTACGTTTGCGTCAATATTGAGATAGACATCATTGTCAAACACAATGCCACCACCACCAATAGATATAAAACCACTTCCAACAACGGCGGGAGTATTAAGGTCAATCTTCACCGTTCCACCCGAGCCACCATCTTTTAATTGAAGCACTCCGATTGTTGTGGTGCCAATATAGTGAACGCCTAACACCTTGGCACCTGTTCCGACAATTTCACCATCGGCAGCTAATAACTTTGTTGCAACTGTCATAGATCACCAAATAAGCCCCCTATGTTAGCAGGGCTTTAATATTATGCTGCGAATGTGATTGCACCTGAAACGATCTGTAAACCGTTGGGTAATACAACCACCAAATACCAAGTATCCGTACCTGTTTCAGTAATGTCCAAGTCAATAGCGCCTACAATATTAGATTGCAGTTGCCAGGCTTGTTTACTGACATCCTCAGATATGATAAACCCGTCAGTCCCAATTGCAACACTGGTAGCCGGTGCTGTCCCTGCAATACCCGCACCTGTGGTAACAGTATCCGACAAGTAAGCACGCACATGGGCATGTACGGCCAATGCTACACCCAATGCATCCGTTAACACGATACCCACATTAATAACGTTGGCAGCCTCCGCACCTATGACAAACGTGGCACCCGCCACTTGATCAACTAACGCGCCCGATTCAGCCACCAATGTGGCGCCCGATTCGAGTACTATACTGCCACCCGTTTCAACAGTACGCGTGCCTGTTTGAGTCACTGTCCCGGCTTCCGTGATCGTTGAACCTGATTGCAAGTCAAGAACACCGCCCGTCTGAACTTCAATTTCCCCACCTGATTCAATTACATTTTTGTTGCCGCCTTGTTCCATGTAATTGTTATTTTGATGTTGACCACCCATGATGATTCTCGCTCTAATTCAGATTGTAAAAAAGAGGGCCTGTGTTAGCGCCCCTTAGTACCGCCCACACATCAATTAATTATGCTGTCCCTTCAGCCGGTGAAACATGAGTCTCACTCCCGCCAACGGTTGTAGAATCGTCAGTTGCTGGTAGTTTCTTGGCACCATAACGAATAGCAACAATCGATTCAACCGTTGAATTCTGTGTTGCTTTGGTAACAACAGCTTTAAGATAACGTTCGCGCGGTTTCACAAATTCCATAACAAAAACCTTGTTATCATCGGTATCCGCAACGGTTTGAGAGCTACCAAGTATTGCGGTATAGGCATCTGCGCTACCGTCATCACTTGACGTGTGAGCCGTTACCGCCGTGGCAGCACCTGACACAATCGCGCCAAATTTTACCAGAATCATAACACCTTCATAGCCTTTCATATCAATGGCCGCACTGGTTACATCACTTGTACCGGCTGCACTCGCATTTGCAACTGAGATAACGGATGTTGCTTTTGCAAAATTTTTCATTTTTTCGATTCTCCTATACTGGGTACCAATACAGTACCCAGTACTCTGAAATGGTTAGTATTAAGCTAAAGTAACGCGGGTGAATGCCTCTTCAAGCACTGGCATTCCGTCGGAAGCTTTACGACCGATTAAGCCAACTTGATCAGTTTCAGCATACAGTTCAACTAATCGCTTAATTTTCATATCGAGAGCGTCCGCTATCCAATAAAAGCTCATATCCCCAATTAATCCCACGTAAAGACCTGTGGTGAATGTACTAGGTGCATTTTCTGACTGTACAACACCCACACCCAAGATCACATCCGGACTACCAACGGTAACGCTCGGCTGCCAAATATACTGACCTTCACCATCTTTCAGCTTAGCAATCTGCTTGACCGCATCACGATGGAACAACCAACGGGTTGACGCCGCAGTTTGATACTGTGATTTCAAATTATATTTAGCGTTCATCAGACCGTCAAATGTGATTGAAGTGGTTGTATTATCTGTGCTGACATCACGCCCGGTGCTAATACCTTGTGCATCTGCAGTGAATAAACCTAATGGCTGTTGAGAACCATTACCAGTGAGATAACCCTTTTCTTCAGTAAGATTAAATTTATAACCTAATCGTTGAACAACAATGGATTCCACATTCATAACACTTTGCTGG